TGTCTTTTTTGCTCCACCTCCAAGAAGCTCATGAGCAAGAAGTTCATGAGATAGAGTTGAGGTTTGTGTCTCGAAGGTTTGTCCGATCTCCGGATATAAGTTTTGCCACATGTTGGCGAGATCCTGCTTCTTGAATGTGTGAGAGAACTCAAAGATGTACATAGCGAATGGATCAATCGTTGTGTTATTTAAGAAGTCCATTGGTGGAGGCATAACATAGCGTTGCATTCTGTTCGCCATTCTCTTAACAGATTCTCCAACCAAGAAATCGTTTGCTGGATCTTGAGCATTTCTGATGTCTTCACGAGGTATTCGGAAGAACTTACGCTCTCCATCTTCTTCAATGAATGGAACAGCGATAACAGCTTCATAAACCTTCTTCTCATCAGCAACTTGACCGAGCTTCACAGCTTCGGTTGAGAATCCACAAAGATCAACAAGAGAGCCGGTTGTTGTCGAGTCTGCCTCCAAGAAAGAATCTATCCATTCTGAGGGCACATCGTCTACTTGAAGGAAGATGCCTTTTGATGGATCTTCTTCGATCAGGCCATATTGGTGCCACATTCCTCGAGGAACAGATTGAGACGCGTTGTTTGGAAGCGCTATACTATCCGAAGCAGAGAGATGGTTAAAGTTGAGCATTGGAGTCTCAAACTTTGTTTGAATAGCCCAACGAGTGGCAGGGCTATTTGGATCAACAGAGTTTTCTTCGTCAACAACTTGAGCGAAAATATTGACAGAAGAATTGAGAGGCATAGCATCCCCCTCTACTCCTTCATTGGTTGTTATGTCTCCGTTCAGAAACTTTTGCTTTGATAAACCCAAGTCATTGCGATTGTCGGCGTATCTCCACTGTCTTATCGAAGAATCTGCTATTATTTCTTGAAGAGAATATTTTTTGCTCTCCGTAGCCCTGAAGGTAATATCGCACCAAGCTTGACCATTATAGTATGGAGGAGTAAACGGATAGTTTTCACCAATACTTGATCGATTGCCTGGATAGCTAAATATCCCAGAATGTGTTACTGGTTGTGAGGGAGGGCCAAAGGCTGTTGGTCGTGAATACATTGTAAAGGTTTCATTTGAGTCATAATATTGTGGCACCATGTAAGCACCCAAGGTGCCGGTTATAAATGGAACAGTAACAGAATCTTTACTCTTATACATCTTAACTCTCATCATATATGTTTTTCCTCCCTCAGCGTTTCCAACATCAGGATTACTCGAAGGCTGTGATATTATTGAGGTAAAGTTTTTGCCCTTAAGAAAGAAATCTGAGATCTCTGCTGTAAAATTCTGCGCCATCAGTTTGTACAAATTGTCTCCATTTCCATCCCATAAGATTGAACCAGAATTGTTAGCGTATAAATGAGGTTCATTGCAATAAATTCTAAAGTCACTTAAATGTTTTTCTGGTTCTACAATTGCTTCAAACGGTATTCTACGGTCAAATATTTTAAATTGTGGTGTACTACCGGTCGAAAGATAATAATCATCTGTGTTTTGTACGATATGTTTATTGTCTAAGGAAACATTTGAATCGATCAGTGGATAGTCACAGGCAACACCAGCTTTTATTGAATTGAAGAAAATACCGGGAGCAAATGTCGGAACCATGAGGTTTTGGAACAAATATTCCGAGTCACTAGCCAGCCCGAACGCATTGGAAGAGCCAGAAGGGGAAACAAAGTCTTTATAGGAACTGTGGAACTGCTTGGCCAAATCAACAGATCTCTGTGCTGGATAGAAACCTTCATATGGAAGAAACTTCTTAACTGCTTTGCATTTAAGTGTTATAGAGTTAGGAGAAACAAAATCCTTGTGGTCTTCTTTAATCATCTCAAAGTGTTTCATGAAGTCAGATGTTGAGTAGATTTTGTAGAAGTTTGTCTTTGAAGAGTCTGTTGTGGCCTCTAAAGCGCCGGTTAAAGAGAATAGATCACTTACTTCTTCTGTTAAGCCTTTAGATTGATATGTTGAAACATGGTCGCTTATGCGAAACTCCGGTATGATTGAGTAGTCTTTACCATACTGCTTCACTTCTTGGATGTAATTATCATAAGTATCGTAGAAAGGATTAAGACCAGATTGAGATCCGGCTTCCCACTTAGCTTCACCAGATGGGTTTGCATTATAGTCTAGATCACTAAATTGAGTTCCATAGTTTATGCCTTCAATCTTCATTCCGCTTGGAGACACAACTGATTCAGAAGGAACCAGCATATGTTTTCTATTATATTGTGGGCCCACAGCAAGCAAAGTGGATAGTGTTTCACCACCCGGGTTTGAAAAAGCTAAAGAAGATGGGACTAATAAGTTCGCAAATGTATATTGATTCTGCAAGATACCATAATCTGATATGGTGTCATCATTTCTATTTAATCCATAAGATCGAGATAGTCTGTAGTTTGTACTAGTTGCCATAACGGGCTCAGTGTTCCAAGTTTTATAAGCATCTAATGCCCACACACTTTGTGTAACAGCAGATCCAAAACCATTTTCATCAACTTCTTCATTTCTATCTTCCCTCAAATCTCTCCAAGGAAACGAAAATGTTGTTCTTTGTCTCACATATTTCTTATGAGTATAGACACGAGGAGGCCACACGCACTCACGATACATGAAACTTTCAAACACGTCGATTGGGGAGCCATCATCATTGAGTCCGCCATTAAGGTAGAAACCGCTTACCGTATCATATTGGCGAGACTTTTGAACTCTCAAGCCAAGTTTCTTATCGAGAGCATCGTTCTCAAAGAAATTAGTTTCGTTGCCATAAGAAGCCTTGAGTTGGAATTTTTCAAGCTCTCCTTCGTCCGTTATGACTTGACCAACGACGATGAATGGCTTATGCCTAGATGTGATGGGGACTTCATCGTATTTAAGAATTGATCCGTATTTTCCTCGAATAGTTGTGATCTTTCCATCTCTACGAAATGTTGTTTCGGGGCCGGGTTCTTCAACGATTGTGAATATGTTTTCTTTTCTTTGTTTGCGAGACAATGGGTTTTCGCTTAACCTTATCTGTTTCCAAGTTGGATATCCATATGGGCCATTTCTTTTGAGCATAAGAGCGGGAAAGAATGAGGCGGTTGTTGGAAGATTGTGAGAGAAGTGTCTATTTTTATAATATTGTAATTGACCTTTTTGCACCACAAAGATCACAGGTTCAGCACTAAACGTATTTAATTCAACGGCAAACAGTTGCCCAGCCGCTGTTGCATTTGCTTCTCTGCTGGTTTTATCATCAGCAATCTGGTTGTCCGGATCGTACCCAACAGGTTCATATATAAACGTATTTAATCCAACAAAGTCTAAATAATGTTTTGCCATTCTACTCTCCAAATATCTCTGAGGCTGTCGGGAAAGTTATTGCAGGAACGAAACCGGAATCTCCATCTATCTCAACGGAAGAACTCATGATCCCTGATGGGTGTGCGTATCCATACATTCTTTGCTTTCCACTTGTTATACTATAATTATCTCCAATGGAAGAAGTTACCCACTTATATTGAAAGTCAGATCTTGGAATTGGAGAGTTGATATACATATTATCGTGTCTCTTTACAAGAACAGGAACTAAAACAGTTGAAGTATCACTTGGTCTCCTGTTCTCGTTTCTTTGTTGTTTATGGAATGAAGGTTTACCAGCATCAATCTGAAACTCTGTCTCGGATAGATTGGAATCAGTGGTTCTGCTATACGGCACATTTCTAGAGTCCGTTCCAAACTTTCCGCAATGTCTTGTCAATAGTGATTTTAGTCCATCCCTTTGATTAAGTTGATTGTTGATCCTTATTGTCGTTGCTTCACCTGATCCGCCAAAAGCATAGAATTCAGAGCCATCGGCAGAAGCAGAAACACGAACACCAATACCACGAACCGTGAGGTTTCTGTAATTGAGACTATTGTAAACAGAGTATTCATGAGCATAAGCATCTAGATAGCCATAAGATTGCGCTTCAATGCCACCCGGTGCAGAAAATCTTGTTGTGAAGACCAAATCAGAAACAGAAGAGGTGATACGAGGAATCACAATATCTTTTGCCGTGGTAGTGGATAACAATGTATCCCCTCCACTTCCGGAATCATCGATTACCAGATACGAACCGAAAAGATCTCTAATAATAATTGTTCCATTCTGCGATGGACCGCGAATACTAGAGGTTATTGCAAATGTTGCTGTTCCGTCACCATTAACTGCGTATGGTAACGAACCGGTTGACCAGCCCACCTGGTTTTTAATAGCATCTGCCAAAGCTTGCCACAATCTAGCATCTGAAGAAGTGGCTTCTATTACAATGTTACTAGGGTTGGTTGAACCATTCTTATCAAACTCTATAATAGACTCTGGGTTTCCTATTTGCAATAGTGTTCCATCGTTGACCCCTGCTGTTCCACTTATTGTGAAACTCCCAGAGGCATAATTATATACCGGCAACACTGATTCGCCATCTGGTTGTCTATTATTTCCATAAGTTCCAAATATATTGCCGTTAAAATACGGAGATTGCGCTAAAAGCGTCATGGGGTTGGTTGTTTCCGGTAAAGCATTAGTTATGCTTTGCGGCAAGTAATTTGTTTGCTCTGGATTTTTACGAAGATAAAAATTGTTCTCGTGAACACCACCAGCAACACTTATAATGTCATAAGTTTTTGAATAATTTCCGTGGTTTGCGCTTGATGTAGTGGTTTGTATGTTGGAAACGTTTACAGGTCTCTTAGTACGTAAATCTCTGTACAATGTGGCTGTTTTTTTAGCAACATCGGGGTACTTCCCGTTATTGGGATGTCCGGAAATCGCTGTCACTCCATACTGAGGATCTACTAGACCGATAGCACCATCAGAAGAACCTCCTGATTCTACAACTTTTATTAGCCATGCTTCTGCTCGTGTATGAAGGTTGTCTAGATTGTTTGTAGGAGCGGCCCCGGTCTCTTCATCAAACAGAGTCGTATCATAGCGATTAAGATCTACGTGGCGAGCTTGGTGTCCTCCAACCCACTGCTGAGTGAAAGGACTTTGCAAGGGCAAATCATTTGAGAAGTTTGTAGTGTCTGTATGTAGGTTTGTAACAACAGCATCTGAGCGGTACCCAGAGGCTATACTAGAGTTGTACCCAGTAGTAATCGAGCCAGAGAAAATATCAAATGGAAGCTTGTTTTTACCTCTAACGGCGTATGTATACGAAGCGCTGTCGTTGATCGGTGAGAATGACCCTCCGGGTGCACCAGCAGCTTGCTTACCAACATATACGGTAGTATTGTATTTCTTCTTTTGATTTGGAATCTCAACATCATTGCAGTCAACCGGTAGTTCAATTCCCTGACCGGGCCCGGCTCCAACGATCAAGACATTCTTTGGCACCCCAATTGATGTTAATTCAGAGTGTCTATTAACAGCAGACCATACGTAATCTCTGTCTTTCTGCAAAGAGTAATTGATTCCGGGGTGGAAGGTTTGAGAGATAACAGCCTTCATGTCAACAGGTTTTGAGAAGTTTCTTATACCGTAAGTTGATCTGGTATAAGTGGACCTATCTTGTTTGGCTAAGGTTGTTGCTGTAGCATTGTTTCTGTTATTGATTATGTCCTTGATGGTCTCGCGTTGAGTGATATCAGATCTTTCAGCTCGAGTCTTTTGCCACAGACAACTATCATTGTCGTCTCCGCTTAACGGAGCATGACCAAACTCCCAACGATATTTTGACTGTCCGATGCCAAATGCCGAACCTTCTGTCGCTGTATGTGTTGTAATGAGAGGAAATTTGTTTTGATATTTGTTTCTCTCGAATAGATGAGACTCAACCACGTCAGAGATTCCCTTTGAGAAACGTACAGATACAGGGAATAACTGGGATATCATGAAGGACATTGCAGAATCGATAAGCTTGAAGTACTCGGTGAAGCGATCAAAGTCCGGATCGGTTTCAACGTCTTCAAAGAACATACGACGAACATTGTCTAGCTTCTTATAGTTCATGCGATATCGCTCAACAGCTTCACCCATAAGGTTAGACATTTCTTGTGCAGTCGATAAGGTTCTCATCATCTCTTCGGAAACGACTTGGTTCATGCTCTTTTCGAGAGCATAGAAGTTGTCCGACACGTCTTCGTCTTCGATGAAGTACTGCTCTTGTTCCCCTTTGATAGTTACACCATCAGAAGAATAGGAGATTTCAGGTAGTTCCTTCTTAGAAGCGTAGACAATCTCGTTTGAGATAACATTGGAAGAAGCGGGGAAGCCACGGCCAACACCGTTGTGTAGTCGCCTAGTAACTCCGTCAACCCAACCATAGCGAGAATCTGTTGAGCCACTTGTCGTATCAATTACTGTAAACTCTCCCGAGCCGTCAGATGTTGTGATTGACTCAAAATCCCAGTCTAATATGGCCAATTCATATGAAGGTACTTCATATTGCGACAGATCCTTTCCGAATAAAGTAGAAGGTCTATGTGTTCTGTATGTTCCTTTGCTCGTAATATCTTTATTGTGAAGCTTGATGGTGTCGTTATCAACGTAATCAAGCCACACATTTAGCTTGCCAACTTTAATATCACTCTGCTCTAGAACACTTCCAAAGAAGTTTGTACGATGAGCTCCAACATAGAACCTCTTTGGATTACTTAGGTAGGCTGAGCCTGTATCATAGTTAAGACTAGCGGTCAACAAGAACTCTTCTTTGACAGTGTCAAAAGTATGAGACACTCCGTAGAATTCTAGTGTGTAACTCCTATTGGAGGAGGTAACAACATTACCGGCTATCGGATAGTCTTCAGGTTTAACTCTTACTGCGAGATTCCAGTGTTCATTGGAGTAAATCTCTTTGTAGGTATCGGTTTCAAGGTTGATATTACCACCATAATCTTTCAACACAAACTTAGCATTTGGAGATTCAATCTCATCACGAACCAAGTATACTTGCAAGTTGGCTAGGTCTGGGGAGTCCCAAGTGTATCCAGAGGCTGTTGTTGCTTGATGAAGTCCAAAAATAGATGAGGAAAGGAAGCTTGTCTTGTAGTATCCGGGATCGAAGAATCCTAGTTTCTTCGGTACAATAATCGATACTTCAGATGTGAGCGCGTTAAACTGCTCAAGTTTTTCAGCACCAGATCCAGATATAAAGCTATTACTGTTGATCGAAGAGGTTTCGTTAAAAACAGTAGCACTGTTACGTTGGGCTGAATTAAAATCTATAAACTTCTTGTTGACGTTTGTGTACTTAAAGGCATCAGAGAAGTAGTGAGTTCCTTCGTCAGTATAGATGTTTAGCTTGACGATCTCGTCATCTATACCAAAGCAACGGAGCATATTACGAACAGATCCTTCTGTTCCTTTATGCTTATAGATTGCTTCTAGGTTGTTGTAGATGTTAGTATAGATTTGATTCTTTACGTCTGTAATTTTCTCTTCAAACTTCACTTGATTAACATCACGATCTTCAAACATCTCGAGAACTGTAGAGTCAGCAAAAAGATTTGCTGTTATAAGTCCTTTGTCTTCAAGTAAGTTTCGTGCAAACGGTAGTGGTTTATAGCTTGAACTTGGATATACTTTGTTCTTAAGATGAGGTAAGGCGCTAATCTGTACGTGTAGGGTATCAAAATAGCTAGCCATGATTTGTATCATGTTCTTTGTGGTATTGTCGGTAGCGGGATCTTCATCTCTGATCCACTGAGGGATCTTGGCATACAAGAAGCTTGGGTTATTATTGTCATGTGTATTGCCTAGGGCCATTAGTTCTGTCTTCAAAGAGGAGACATCTGAATGGGTACTATAGATAATTGGGTCTTGTTCTTCAGAGGTTAACAGTCCGGATTCAACGAATGCAGAGTTTGTGGAGCGAGCACCAGAAGAATATCCTGTCCAAGTTCCGTTGACTAAGCGACCAGAATAGTCTAGCACCGTAGCATCTGTTGCGCTGTTCCCTGTTACACCTTCGTTGAATTTGTAATAGACACCTAGCTTTGTATTAGCATCATCTGTATTTGTACCACCACCAACATGACGATACCAGTTATCATATATTTGCTTTGATGTTCTCCGTGTCTTCCAGTAGCGAAAGTCATCTAGGCTGCCACTTAGTTTACCTGACTTCACTGGTGCAGAGCTGCCTGAAGGATTGGCGATTAGAGCACCAATGTAACCATTGACTAAGCCACCGATTGTATTGAGACCGGTTGAGCCTAATGATTTACTCTCGTTGAGATCTCCATCAACATATAAGCGACCAGTTATTGCTGATGAAGCAGAGACGAACGAAAGGGCGTAGTGGTGCCAAGAAGATAAGGAGGAGGTCGTAACGGTTGAAGTGCCTATTGCTTGTTCATAGAAGCCATTAGATCCAGACTGTAGGGTTACTATAAAGGTATCCTCACCAGAAGTAGTACCTGATAATGCTAAGGTAAAGCGACCATAATCCGCAGAAGATGAGTTTTCGTTGTTCCATAGGTCTAGGATAACCTCTTTCTCTGTCTTGGTCAAATCAAATCCGTCTTTCTTAAGCCAAAATTCCACTGTGAGTCCTTCTATTGGGTCAATTAGGAGACTTGAAACTCTATCTTTTGCTTGGTCATATTTTATAGACTTATCAAAATTAATCCTAAGTGGCTGTGTACTCATACCATCAGCAGCATGTATACCTCCTTTTAAGAAGATATATTCTCTCTCAGCAGCAAATGGTCGGCCATAACCGTCTACCAAACTCTGTCGAGTTCCCCAACCTCCATAAGAGAAGTTGATATAGCCATTTGTCTTGGGGTAACGCTTGTCAAAGATGTATTTGTCCAGATAAGAGGACGAAAGCTCAAACTGAAGCTTCTCTTTCTGAGATCCATCGTAAGGATAGTCATCGTGGATTCTCTCGATAGCCTTCTTGTAATACTCTTCGGCTGATCCGAACTTTGCAAAGTTGGATGCGGAGGCAAAGTCGATATAAGGAATGAAGGTTTCATCTCGCTTTATTCTTTCTAGGATATAGCCCTTGGATTCAACTTCAGCAGATGCGGAAGTCGCGTTCTGAATAACTTTGGTTTTGTTGTCAAATAAACTTTTAATACTCATCTTGTTCTACTCTAATCTTGAATGTATATGGTTGCTCTCGATATGAAGACATAGAATCTTCATAAAAAGAGAGTTTAAGGCCGTAAGTGTACCCAGCCTCTAGCATATCTAAATCCAAGTCAAAGTAGTTACCAGAAACGTCATAAGAAAGCATTGTGGCTGAATCTGAGCCTGTGTTGTATGGTATAACTATCTTGTTATCCGAAAGTCTTGTCAGTTGATAAGAAGCACTCTCGATAAGAAGGTTTGCTGGTGTGCTCTTAGCTACTGTATAAATGTTTGGAGACCAATTCTTCTCTCGGACATATAGTCGGAATCTCTCAGTCTGTCCTGTTGTGTACCTCGGTTTAAGGTTCGTAATTGCCACAACGTGTTTGCTGTTTGGATTATAGTTGGAGAAACTATGGTCCTTGGGAACTATGACTGACCCTGTGTGCAATTCACTTCCACTCATCGTCCAAACATCTTGGAGGTAAGGGCGAACCGTTGTCACGGCACCACCGGTTACAGAGAAGGAAGCCTTATATACTCCTGTAGACTCTCGAGAGGCTGAGAGAAAATTTACCGCATTATTGGAAGAATCGCGGAAATAAAGCGCGTCACCTTCCGGAACAGACCCGGAGGAGGCATAGAGGTTTAAAACGGGTCGTGCGTTGGAATCTCCAGCAATATCACGGAGTTTTCCCCTAATGTAGTTGTACATCCAAAGTGTGTTGAGATTCTCAGCAGCAGGAGCCAAAGAGGAACTGAAGTAGAAATTCCCTCGGTTGTCCTTGCGTGTTGAGTCCCATCTTGCTTCGAGAACAGGTCTGTCGAAGAAGTACTCAGAGGAACGAGCGAAGAACTTCTTGGTGTAATAAGAGAATTCGGCGCCATCTGGGTTCAGCGAGGAAGAGGCTTCATAGGATGCCGAGAGTTTGATACCAAAGCCGTAATTATTCTTGTCTCCAGCGATCCACTCTTCAACAAGCGAGGTCACGTTCACTTCGAGATCTTCATCTCCCTTGTCAAAGCTTTGAGTGAAAGCGGGTGAAACATGGTAGTCACCGCCTTCCGTCGTCCATGGAGTGCCAGAGGAAGCATTGATCCAGTTAGACCCTATGCCGTCATATGTCTCATCTGAGTAGTTCTCCATATCGAGTCCGTTGCCTTCTTCCCACGAAGACGAGACAGCGAGAACATCTAGTTTGTAATTCTTTGGAAGTGTAAACGGATGACGTGCGTTGTATAGCTTGAGATAGAAACTTACATCTCCATTGCTAGGAATCAAGCCAGCAGTTCTGTCGGCGCTAATTTGCTCTATGACTGGGAACTTAATAAGAAAACGAGCTGCTTCTGTTGAGGTTGCGCTCTGTTGAGCGTATATCGAAAACACCTCTAGAATATCTGCTTGGCCCATATTAGAACCTGTTCCTCTTGTGGTGAGGTTGTCTTGGAAAGCATTGGTTATTGTGTTGTCTGCGTCTGCGAAATATCTTTTTATTGCCATTATTTTGCCGTCCCTTTAATATCTAAGTCTGGGAACTTGAGTTCCAAGATCACGTTATCTGGTGTCTTGAGGTAGGTCCCATCTTTGGAGAGTATCTTATCTAAGTCCATCGATATTGATGAATAGTTACCTCCACTCTTGTTGTCAAACATTACTTTTCTCACATCAACAACTCCATCAACTCTGTTGAGTCTCTCGTATATTCTAGTAAGATACAGTGGTTCGCCGATGTATAGCTTGTCTGCTAGTAATTCCTTGACCTCGTCGATGCACTCTTGAAGAACAGCATCTTGAGAGAATCTCTTGTCAATCATAACAACAAACTCAATTCCAATGTTTACAATCTTAGGATCATAGATCTCAATCTGATCGTTGAGACTCTTGTATTGGTTAAGCCAATTTTTAATGTTTTGTTTCGTGACCATGTTAGTCTCTGCGAGATGTCCATCGTTATTCTGCGAGATAACATACAAAGAGATCTTTCTGTTACTAGATGATGGATCATTCACTATGTTTGCCCTTGTTACAGCACCATATTTATTTGGCATGTTGTAGACTAAGGACTCATAATCTTGCTTTGTCACTGCTCTATTCTGCATCGCATAATGTGACTTTGCTCTCTGTTTGAGCTCTTCAACTGAAATGTCAACGTTTATTGAGGTTATTGGGTTGTCATTGCTAACCTCTAAAGAGTTTACTACAAAGTCTCTCTCGCTAGCTATAAGTTCGTTTAAGTCCTGAAAGACAAAGGAACTACCCACCACAGTGTTCAAGCTATTTGCAGCGACGTTTGAAGCTTCCGGAGAGTTTGAATTAAATATTATCGACAATTCTGTGTTGTACGGTGATATGCCAAGCTTGTTGGTTGAAATCAACTTAGCAGGATCAAATGACTTAGAAGATATATGATCTTTACCTGACATCTTCAAGGCTACACGAGAAGGATCTGTTAGACCTTGATCGTCTTCCCCATCGGATCCAAACCCAAACTGAAGATAAGTTCCTGTGTCGTCTTGTTCGACTGTGAATCTACGTGTTGTCGCGAATGGCTTAAGAATTGATCTAACACCATCTGTCTGAGCGTTCTTGTTTGTTGTGTCAACAAAAACAACTTCTTGAGAAAGATTATCAACTTCATAGTAGCGATTGCCATCTGAATCGTAGACGGAGACAATCTCGGATATATTAGTGCCGCCAACTCTTACTCTTTTAAACTTCTCAAATGTAGAGTTAGTGAGATCTACCGTAGCTCTTTGGAGTATACCTGATTTGACTTGACCGTATGCACGAACAGCGAAGTAGGTTGTTTGACCACTGGTTGAATCAATCCTAGCGCCAACAGTGTCGACAGTGCTGTTAGAGAAGTCGACATCTTCAGTTAACGAAAAGTTACCACCATCAACAGTAGAGAATGTTGTTCCGGCTTTCAAAATTGGAAGATAGTCTCTATCTGGGTCGGTACCATCAGTGTTCGCCGGACACAGGATAAACAAAGATACTATTCCAAAAGAAGAAGGAGACCCAGCAAACTTGTATCCTAATGCTCGAGCATGCTTCCTTATGTTGTCAAATTCTAATGAAGTATCTAAAAAGCTTTCATTGACATGATAGTCTAAGTAATATGATAGAATATCACCAGTATAGGAAACTAAATCTATCATAAGTGAACCAAAAGAGGCTTCACTGAAATCGCGATAACCATCGGGGTAATACCTCTTGGCATGATCAATAAGATCACTTTTTATGCTCTCGAAGTCTCGACTGGTGTATTTCACCATTATATTTTTATTCTTTGGCATATACATCCCTCATAACTAAAATAAGTAGTTTCCCTATTAATTTACTAACTTACATCGCTAATCGTCAAATCAAATTCAAAAGCTGTGGCTGAATTATTAACATAGTACTTGAATTGCACATTCAATAAGTTCTGTTTTGTTGATAACAGGATGTTTTCTACTGTTATGTAGGGCATATAGGCTTGTAGCTGCGTTCTTATATACTGTCTAAGTGGCGGAAATCTATCATCTCCGGGAACACCATTGAGGATTTGAGACTCCTGCAAGAATAGATATCTTGAGAGGCCAACTCCAAAGTTGTCATTGAACAGTCTTTCTCCGGGGTTTGTTAAAAGTATCATCTTGATGTTTTGTTCTATAACAGACTGCAATTCCGACATGGTATACACAAGCAGTGCTCCTGTTTCGGAATTTATCTTAAGTGGAAATTGTACGGCTAATACGTTTGTTGGCATTATGATGTTCCTCCTATCTTAAATAACTTGCCAAAATTATTTTTACACTCTTCTCCGTTCTTATCAAACGGTTTGTCTTTCCTTAAGCGCCTTCGTATATCGAAGGACAGAGTGGTATCAAACTCTACGAACGAAAGTTTAGAAAGCGTTTGCTTCTGTATCTGAGAAACAAAATCAACATTTTCTTCTTCATTTGGAGGATGCCTGTCGTTGTTCTTATAGAAGGATACAAAGAGCTTTCTAGCCTCGGCTTTGCTATCGTTCATCACCTTGCCGATGTCACTCGGTGATATGACTTCTTGATCATCCCCGCTGTCCCTCTCGGAAGAGTCTCCAAGAGAAGGGAGAAAGAAATTAAAGGAATAAATCATCAACAATGAAGGTATCTTGGTGATTGACAATACGTTGTCCATCAGATGACGGAACTCTTGTGTTTCGCTTAGCTTGTCAATATAGCACTTAAGATCTTGGTTTAAGTTGTCGTTACTTTCGATTAGTTCTTTGATGGTCACATCAGTTAGGTCTTGTTCATACGAAGCAACGGGGAAGGTATACTTGGAGATTTTACCATTCAGGTTCGTCAGGTTATGAATATAACTTCTATTTGCTTTAGCTAATGCGCGGTTCTCAGCAGTATTTCCTATAGGTTCAAAGCCTAATTTGGGCACATAGCACAACCTTACGCCATACTTAATGCCTATAGTTCCTTCATAGTTGGTCTCTTCTTCATTGAGGATTGCGTCACCAAAGTAATCAGATATACTTTTTGTTTGGTCAAATTGAAAAGCATAATTGGTTAAAAAATTCTTGAGTTCAGGGATAGATGTTGTACCAACAACTGTATCGGGTATTGTTATAGAAGGTCTCAGATTCTCTTTTGGAGTAACTACGAGATACTTCTCCAGATAGAACCCTCCTTCTTCTGATAATTTTGTTGATTCCTCTGCTGTGAGTCTTGAGCCATCGAGTGGATGGTTCATGTGGGATCTTGCACAGTTCAAGATGTCTCCGTAGGGGAAGTTACCAATACCTCCACCAATGGGTAGTTCTGTGTCGAACGTACCAGCGTCGATGTTTTTTCCATAAAGCATGTTTGAGGCTCCGATGAAGAACTTAGACGTGTCATAAATATAAGGTCTCGGCGAGAGTTCATCTCTCAGCTTAGTCTTGTAAGTCTCGAGTTCCTCAGCTACAAGATACTTTAAAAGCTTTTTGATCTCAAAGTAAACAGAATCTATTGTTGCAACTTTGCTAGCAAATCTTGCATCTTCTAGCGATATCGTGGTAAGATCAAATGTAACACCTTGTAAAAACGATAAGAAGTCGAACCCTTCGTCTGCTTCTCCGGAGAGTATGCTTATTCCCTTTTTGATAACATCAATTTTGACTTCAACGTCCTCTGTCCATTGAATATTTATAGGTAATATTGCTTCGATTGTTCTCGCGTATACACCTTCCCACAGTTTAATGTGATTAAGATCAGTTGTGTTGATTATAATGTGGCTCTCTTGCGCTGTGTTACACGTCTCTAATACTCCTTCAATCTCATCATTACTCTCCATTCTAGCGTCTCGAACTCTTCGATGTACTATCTGAACAACTTGCTCTAGAAACAGTAATAGATAAGTATAGCCTTCATAGGTTGAAGTAAACACAGCTCTCTGATCCTTTATTCCGCGAATCATGAACTCAGCTATGTACTCGGACAAAGTGTTGTCAAAGTTTCTGTCTGTGAGATCTATGTTTGAGAATATTGAATATGTCTGTGTCATAAACTCTGTTAAGTAAACTCGAATAGTTGCACGGACGATGCCTTCCAAGGTAGATAAGGTATCAGAGTTGGCTATCTTGTCGAATGGTAACTCCGGAGTACACTCGGGCGCATATTGTAGCAGTTCGTGGTTTTTTATCTTGCTCTTGTTGCTCTCGATGTCTTTCATAATGGAATCTAACATCAGGAAGTTAGAGTTCTTAGGATCACAACCAGTTGGATCTGGTACAACAACTTTAGAGAAGTTTAGCCAGCCTTTGTGATCAGCTTCTTCAATGTAGATCTGAGGCTTCATGTAGGTCCCACCATATTTAGAGGGGTCCAAGAAGTGGACTCTAGGATTGTTTGTTTTACTCTTGCCGAGAACCTTGTCCACTTCACTGTAGAAGTCCTCATATGGCTCTTCGCCATTTGGCCCAACGTAAACCAGATCTTGATCTTCAACAATCTCTGTTCCTTCTTTACCATATCTGAATCCTTCGGACATCTCGCCCTCTCTACGATAAATCATTTTCTTTATAAAGCCGTTGTAAATTGTGTTGTTGATGTCTTGGTATATGTTAATCACTATGTCTTCGTCTATCTCAGCATCTTCAAATTGAGACCAGTTATGCTCTAAAAGCTTCTTCAACATAGCTGCTCGAGAGCTATCGAGAACTTGGGACTCTTCATTTGTTACAGCAAATATCTCTGGTACTTCGAGATTGTAAGATACGTTTATCTCTTGAAACTGATCTTCGATTCTAATTGAATCATTTGCTGTATTGTCTTCAATGGTCACCACATCAGAGAAGGCCTTTGTGCCTTCCTTGCCGTTGTTGAATGTAAGAGTGAATGCTGGGTCGGAAACAGAAGGTCTAATAGCATAGTCACCGGAGATCTCGTCGATTTGATTCTTCATTCTTATACCAACCGTATCTGGAAGGTCAGCACCGCCACCAAACAAGAAGCTGAGGAATGGGTTGTTCTTGATCAATAAATGGAAGTACATGTTACGATTAGCACGATCAGATAAAATCTCTAAGAGTATTCCTATAGGATCTCCAATCTCAAATAGATTGGCCTCTACGGTGTCATCGATGAAGGCTCTCTCTAATCTCTTGAAGATGCCTTCTGTGGCTGTAAGGACTGATTTCTGCTTGTTTTGTGGCAGATCCTGAAACCCGGGAATGACACCAGTGTTGGTCTTACAGTCTGGATCTTTCGGATTCAGGGCTTTGTCTAAGACGTCTTGCAGAGCTCCATCTGGGCCATTAAGGAGAAGATCAGCGGCATCGGACAAATCACCAAGGGCTTTTTCATTTTGCTTATTGACAAACTCTCGGCCTAAATCTGGGTCTTGGAAAGCCGCAGCTCGCTCTTGATCCCATTGCTCTTTCTGCTCTTTAGTTAAACAGATACTTGTTTCAACAGGGTAATCGTCATCGAAAGGACTGTTCAACTGATCATTGATAGTGTTTCTTTGGTCTTGTGTCAATAGGTTGCCCATTTGAGAGAAGTAATTTGCAACAGAGGATGGGTCACCAAATAGATCCGCAAAGTTTGGAACAACTGCTGTTACAATCGAAGACATGTTATTTAGGAAATCTTGGTCTGCTCTTCCAACCATGGCTGCTTTGATCTCACGTTGAGTGGCTGAGACCGAGAGAACACTGGCTACAGCCTTATAATCATCTGGGTTTCTCTTACGTGCTCCACCTGCCTCTAGAACCTTTTGATTAATCTTGTCTTGTGTGTCTCCAGGCCTTGGGTCATCACATATGAGCTCCGCTATAACACCTTCGAGTCCACCATCAGCAGCACCTCTAAGTAGATTACCAGTGAGTTTGCAGAGATCTGTATTTATCAACTCGGCTACCTTCCGCATAAGAGCAACAAGAACCGCCGATAACGCTTGCTTGATTCCAAACATAAATGCTTCACCTAAAACCTCTAGCCAATTCCAACTAATTGGAATCTCTGGTATAGGTGGTAGCGCAAGCTTTGGCGCTGTCCCTTTACATGGATCAAGCGTTAGGGTGCTGAGAAATGAATCGATAGGAGGATAGATTGATGCTCCTCCGGGGCACTTAAACTGACTTATTATTGACCCTAGGAGATCTGAGCCTGGAATGTTCTCAAATGCCCTCTGAAGGTCTCCAATGGTTGCTGTTTTCATTATCTCATCAATATAGGCTTGAGTTAAAGCCTTCTGTATGTTCCCTAGTGCTCTTCCGAGAGTGCCTTGCTGTATTTTATCTTCCGGAGTTATCTTGACAAGGAACGTCTTTTCCTTTTGCTTCTCAATCATCTCTGCTTGGTCTTCTGGAGAAAGATCAGCAAAATTTTTATATTCAAGCAGATCTTGAGCAGTATCATCTTCTTTTGATTGCTTCTTAATCAATTTAAGCCCTTCTTCCACTAACTTAGCCTTTTCTTGCGAGATTGCTTGATTAGCCTCTGTATCTCCTGTTAAGTCACTCTCCGTTGCCAAGATACTATCTACTCTAGAAAGTTCTGATCTGACTGAGGGAAGAGTTGCCACTCTGCTTTGCAGTCGTTGCAGTTCTGTTTGTCTATCGGTTAACTGTTCAGTTAGCGCTCTCTCCGTGCTTCTTAGGTCTTGAATTGTGGAGCCTATATCCCCTATTGTATCTAGAATCTGCTGTATTCTAGCTTTTGTGTCTGCTATACTAGCCTTGATGCCCTCTATTATTGACGCTAGTGCTATAATTCTTTGTTGATCCGCCTCTAATTCTCTGATTTCTGTTTCAAGCCTTACTTTCTCTCCGCGCATACCATCAAAATATCTCTCACGGACTGTGGCTATCTTCTCATCGATAGCGGCGATCTGGGTCTCCAAAGACGCACTGTTCTCTTCGGCTGTCTTTGCTTTCTCCTCTTTAGCTTCGATGTTTTCTCTAGCTTGACGATCAACAGCACTACCGAGGTCACCGGCTTCCCAGCCGGGTTCCCATGGGTACGGCATGTCTCCAAACTGCTTCTCCACTTCTTTTCGTATCTTTTCTTGTTGATTTGCCGGTAATGATTGTAGTATCGTCTCTATCGCTTCTTCTCCTGCTGATGAGATTATTTGCTTGATGATTGCACGATACGCTTCCTCAGCGCTAAGACCAGCCATGATACACTTAATAGAAGCCGACATGCTCGCTTTGATACCACATGGACTAAGATTACCAATAAACGCTTTGATGGACGCTCCAATATCACCAAAGGTTTCCCCAAGGTTCTTTCGAATATCTAAAATTTTCTTAGGTAGAGCATCTAGCTGTCTAGCTCTCTCAGCAAACGCATCGGAGAAGTCATTAAAAGCTTGCTCAGAGCCGTCCTCAATCAAGAATGTCGTGAGGGTCTGATTGAAATCTCGGATGTCTTCTGGTTTCTTACATCGGTTCTGATTGTAACGATACTCTATCGCTTTGAAAGCGTCGACAGTTTCTTTAAGAATGAAGTCTTGCAAGTCTTGTAGGTCGTTATTGACGCATGTATCTTCGAAGTTACCAGCGCTTCCGTAGTTAACAGCTAGCTGTGGGAAGGTATTAGAAACTACAAAGTCAATCCATGGAGGGGTCTTGTTAAAAGACAGAGCAGATCCAATGCTATCTATATTCGCAAAGTATCCAAACATTGTTTGATCTCTTTTGGAGTAGTCTATGAAGCTTGCTAAGCCTACGCTACACTCCACATAAGGACAGTTTCTCTTTCTAGCTCTTACGTTTTGAATGGTAAATGGACTGGTTTCGAACGACTTATCAAATGAAATCTCGATCTCATAAGCTATGTTTGGAACATCAGTGCCTGTGTCTAACAGTCCCCTGACACTGAATAGGTTTTGATTCAATAAAGACTCAAAGCGCTCGAGGAACTTCTCTATCCTTCCTCCAGCATCGGAGAAGAACTTGATATAGTACGGATCCCCAGTCTCTTCAAAGTATATACTACCGTTCTCTTGCTGCTTAAAGAAAGCCTGATAGCTGGAGAATGTTTTCATAGCAGATTTGAACTTAATGATGTTGTTCATAAACTCTGCTGGCTTGATTACGATCTTATCGGTTGATGTATTGACTGAGCCTAGATCGGGTGCGTTTGGAATGGAATCAAACTTATATGCCGGTATTCCTATCAAAACAGACAAAATTCTTGCGTTTGTTAGGTAGTCATAGTCTTCTACCCTTGCGAACAATTCAAGCGCGTCAGGGTTTGTAATATTGGTGATATTCAGCAAGTTTTCACTATCTATTCCTATGATCTCAAAGATGTTCGGAATAGCTTCATCAGTTTGTTGTGTCGTCTGAGTTATGAACTCTTCGTAGTCAACTCCATGAATCCCTTGGCATATCTCGCCCGGATTCTGTGGAGGTTTAGCACAAACGATCTCGTCTGTTTCAAGCTTGCCATAGTATCTCAGCATCTTGCGTACAGCAGGACGTATGTAAGACTTTAGTAGAACGTTTTGATCATAGGGAGAGTTGCTAATTGGAACCATCCCTAATCTCTGCTTAGGATCCAACTCTTGAACGTTTGCAGAAGCATAATATACATCGCCATCAATGTTGATGTCGACCTTGACCTTGTACAGACAATTGTTCTTGTCTAGATAAGGAACTCTTGTTGTCCGCCAATCAGGAGGATTGAAGCTGGGATCTGGTATACATGTCGGACATATTTTGTCCGGTTCTGATATTTCTTCGGGTTCTTTGTAGCATACCTCTTCTTGGAGTTGCTTAAATTTTGATTCTGCCATGTTTCTCTCACGTTGTAAATACAGTTTGACTTAGAATATGATCTTGTCCGGGGATGAGTTCGTTGTCCAAAGCATTAAGATCCCCGATGAAGCTGTTTATTGATTCTGTTATAGATTCGGCAACACCTTGGATACTATCTTTTGTCATGACACTAAATGGTGGAGCACCTGCTGTTAGGACGGCTAAGGCTGTGTTTATCGCTGTAAGGTTGAGTTGGATATTAAACAAAGCTTTCTGTAACTTTCTCTGGTTTTCGTTTTGCTTCTTGAGATATTTCACAAGGTTATTGCCAAGAACCATTGGATGAGACTCTAAACTTCCGACTTGCAATTCAATAACCTGATTCGACAGTCTTTGCCCTATCGAATTCGTTTCGCCTATTCCCGGCTCAAAGCCTTCAAAGTTGCCTTGTCCACAATATATCTTTATCTTCTCTCGACCAATAACTCGAATGTGATCTGCTTTTGTTGCGATGGCGGACTTCATCTCTGGTGACGGCCCTCTAGATGGCTTGAGACCAAAGTATTGATCAATGTCCTCTGACTTCTGAGTTATATATACACGAGCAGCATCAGCATGGAACATGGGGCCTGTTAGCTCAACTCCTTCCAAGGGGTTGGGAGCATTGTTCTTTTGGTTTGCTGCCATGACAAGTTGGCCACGACCAGCGACAAGATCTATCATTCCAGACTGCAAAAGCCCATGACCTCCAGCACCAGAAGCCCAACTCTCATGTCGGTCTCTTCCCAGAACGATTTCTGAGTTGTGAGAGCCACGATATACGTGCTCACATGGTGCCTTATCGAATAAAGGAACTTTTTCAAGCACGTTAGCACAGAAGAAGGAGCCTACGCCCAACTCAACTTGCTCTCGAGTCTTGCTGTCTGTTATGTTTGATAAGTCTAATAGTTTTTTAAAGTTTTGTGTTGACATTGTTATGCATCCAATATAGATTGAAATTTTTTGTAAATTGACGCTGCTAAATTCCCTCGACCAACGCCTTTGTTGTACCTATCTTGAGGTCTTTCGAAGTTGACTGTTATATCATATCCTGCTTGGTAAGCATCAGTACTAGTAATCCCCTTCGAAAGAATCGCTGACATCTTCTGGGATACCCATTTAAACTGTTCTTCATCATTCTCAAGTAATTTTACAAAAGCTTCTTTACCTTCTTGTGTACTGGTGTCAATTCCTTTACTATCTGCTAATTGCTTTCCGGAACCATCGTCTGGGCATATGTTAAGTTGCCAATAGCCCCATGAACATTTACCGTTAATGTTTCTTTTGCGTACATTATCCATTCTCTTTTTACTTACGCTTGTGCCTTTATAGAACTTAACAGAATCTCCATTAGCCAGTTGTTTGAAAGCTGATTCGGCCTGAGCGTTTGCAACTACCCCGGCAATTGTTTGACCTGACCATCCTTTGAAAGAAGGCGACTTCTTTATTTTCTGAATGAAGTTCTCAATTTTTTGCGCTGAGCTTTTGCTGATGGGTACATCTGTTCTTGGTGGGTTTTCGATGCCATCAGCAAAAGCTGCTTTGGCTCCTTTCTCTCCACCTCCTAGACAAGTTAAGTCTAGGTTGTTTACTGTGGTGAACTTCGCATTACGATATCGAAGGCCTCGCATCTTACCGGCTCCTTGTGGTCCTACCAAGAAAAAACACTCTACGATTTGACCCGCGTGGAATTGTGCTTGAGGAGTGGTCTCGCTTCCAACATTAAAAGGTATCTCGCTATCCGGATATGCAACTGGGTGTAATGAAATTATTTTTCTTATCTTATCCAAGTCTCCTTTGTATTGACAGGGCTCGGGTATTATAAAGTCATGAATCTCCAAGGGTCGCACTCTAAGTACACTATTGCCGGGACTATATGTTGTACTACTTAGATTCTCCGGAAGAACAACGGCATCAAAGGTCCCTTTCCCTAATAAAGAATTGAAGAACGTTTGTTCAACAGCCTTGGAGTTCATCTCCTTTTGAAATGAAAAGTAGCCCTCTGGGTCTTGAAGGGCTCTATGAAATGCTGTAAAGAAATTGAAAGACATTATTCATCCTCTTTCTTGATCATCGAATAGATGTCTTCCATGTCTCCTTCGGACAAGCCATCGGTCTTTTCGTTCTTGGACATAAGGCCGGCAATCTTTACAAGTTGCTCGTTTGATCTTTGAAGGGTCTCAACATATTTGGAGAGGATGATGCCCACCTCTTTATGGCGAGCTTCATCTTTTGCAACATATTTGATGGCATCATCGAGAAGTTCACGAGTTACTTCTCGGTCTTCTCGTATATTATCTATGGCCTCTTTGAGGTAGTCGTCTATCTTTTTACTCATACAATAATTAGATTTCCTCTAGATTTTTGAGTCATACCAATCGTCACGGAAGAGTTTATACTTCTTTCTGAACTTGTTAAGCTGGGTTACGATTTGCTTGGTATTCATTCCGGTGATCTCGCGGAGATACAAATAGATTGCCTTCTTATTGAAGATCTCAATGTCTTCAACAGAATTGAGAAGGATTCGAATAGCGTTGTATACTTTCTTTTCGTTATCGTTCATATCATCAGTTCCCCAGCCGTCCATCTCAATCTCAAGCTTATTCCAGAACTCTTTCTTCTCTCTATTCTCGTGATAAGGATTGTAGTAGACAATCTTATCGAACGTTAACTCTTTGAGAGCATCTTCGTAATCAACCTCACGCTTTGCTCTCTTGGCATTCTTCTTCACTTGATGAATGAACCAGTTCTTGGTAATCACACTAAAATAGGAAAAAGCTTTAGATTTGCGATTTGGATCGTATTTTCCTAGTATAGTAGTAAGCCATACTTTGCAATCATCCCTTAACTCATCAATGTTAGGGAGTGTTGTAAACTTGTATGTGAATACAATTTTGTCAACCATTTCATTAAAAGCTGGTTGAATTAGCTTTACATAGAGATCTGTTTTCTCTTTGCGACAGCCAGATGAAGCGTACTTAAGTATCGCGTCTTCGTGTACCTGCGTAAAATACATTCTCTTGTTCGATTTGCGGCGTCTCGGCATTATTTAGTTCCTCTTGTTGTGGCGCATCTTCCTCAAATTCCTCGACAAAGAATTCAGGATCTTCGTAATCTTCCAATAGAACACCAATCGACCTTGTGTGGTCGAGAAGGAACTTCAATGTTTCATCCCCATAAAACATTTCCATGGAATAGACAGACTTTAGATGCACTCGATAATTAGTAATAAGCTCGGACACATCACTAATGTTATCATATATGAAAGAAAGTTTCTGTGTGAGTTGTCGTGAATACCAATACATGAGTCCGTTGAAGACCAACGAAACTGCTAATACTATCGACAATATCACTACACTACTCATTATAATCAATCCTTTCTTTCTTTTGTTCTTTTAGAATCTCTTTGTTCTGCTGTATGTA